TCAAATGACGAGCTAAAAGAATTAGGTGTTGTAGAGGGAGATGAGGTATCTTTTGAGCCAGATAGTGAGTACGAATTCACCATTGATGGAGAGAAGTTGTACAGGATGTTTACTAAAAATATTACAATTAAATGGAACTAAAGCTAAGAATAATAGAGGCTGGTTATAAGGCTGTAGAAGAGTTAATAAAGGTCGCTGAGGATAAGATTATAACTGGTGACGATACAGACCTGACGGCAGATAAACTTAAGAATGCTGCCGCAACAAAAAGGCTCGCAATAGAGGATGCCTTTCAGATACTTAATCGAATTGAATTAGAAAAAGAGTTAATCAATGGAGAGTCAAAAACAAAAGAGTCATCAATCAAAGGATTCGCAGAGGGAAGGTCAAGATAGCTTATACACCATAGTTCATAACTTAATACCTAAAAATGTAATAACTAATAAGAATAAGGGTAAGCAGTGGATGTACGGATATGATGAGAAGTATGATATAGTTATAGTGTCTAAAGATGGAACTATTGGCGATATATATAACATAAACGGAGTAAATATTGCGCTGCCTTTCGTCCCAAATTTAATACAAAAAAGGGACGAGATAAAAGAGAACCAGTACTGGGAACCATACGAGTATCCTAATGAACTTAATAATATTAAGTCTATATTTCATTGGCATACCATGCCAAAGGATTTTAAGAGTAAATGGGTCGATTATATAGAGAATGAGTTTATAAGAAGGGAAGAGGGGATATTCTTTATGAATAACGGTGTCCCAACCTACATGACTGGATCTCATTATATGTATCTACAGTGGACAAAGATTGACGTAGGTCATCCTGACTTTCGTGAGGCTAATAGAATATTTTTTATATTTTGGGAGGCATGCAAGGCTGATGAAAGATGCTTCGGAATGACGTATCTTAAGATCAGACGTTCTGGGTTTTCATTTATGGCATCAGCTGAGTCTGTAAATGTAGCAACACTAGCTAAGAATGCTAGGATAGGTATATGCTCAAAGACTGGTGGAGATGCTAAGGCTATGTTTACCGATAAAGTTGTACCTATATCAAGCAATTATCCTTTCTTCTTTAAGCCCATAATGGATGGTATGGATAAGCCAAAGACAGAGCTAGCATACCGAGTTCCAGCGTCTAAGATTACCAAAAAGAATATGTATGAAAATGATGAGTCTAACCTTGAAGGATTAGACACGTCTATCGACTGGAGTAACACATCTGACAACTCATATGATGGGGAGAAGCTTAGACTTTTAATTGAGGATGAGTCTGGTAAATTAGAGAGACCTAACAACATACTTAACGGATGGAGAGTTCGTAAGACATGCCTTAGGTTGGGTAGTAAGATCATAGGAAAATGTATGATGGGCTCAACTGTAAATGCTTTAGATAAAGGAGGGGCAAACTTCAAGTCTCTTTTTGAAGATTCGAAGATAGACACAAGGAATGCAAATGGTCAAACAAAGAGTGGCCTGTATGGATTATTTATCCCTATGGAATGGAACTTTGAGGGATATATAGATAGATATGGGATGCCTGTATTTAGAGCTCCTAAAACCCCAATACTTGGTGTAGACAATAGGATGATAAAGATTGGTGCTATAGATTTTTGGGATAATGAAGTTGATTCACTAAAGAACGATCCAGATGCGCTAAATGAATTCTATCGTCAGTTTCCAAGGACTGAAGGTCATGCATTTAGAGATGAGAGCAAGTCATCTATATTTAATCTAACAAAGATATACCAGCAGATAGACTACAACGATAGCCTTATAAAAGATAGAGTGTTGACAAGGGGTTCGTTTCATTGGAGAGATGGAAAGAATGACACTGTAGTTGTATGGACTCCAGATGTTAGAGGTAGATTTTTAGTCTCTTGGCTGCCATCAAATCAATTAATGAATAATGTTGTTGTAAGAAATGGTCAAAAGCATCCAGGTAATGAGCATATTGGAGCGTTTGGATGTGATCCATATGATATATCTGGCACAGTTGGAGGGGGTGGATCTAAAGGATCACTTCATGGGCTAACAAAGTTTAATATGGACAATGCGCCTAGTAACGAGTTTTTTTTAGAATATATTGCAAGACCGCAGACGGCAGAGATATTCTTTGAGGATGTTCTTATGGCTTGTGTTTTTTACGGAATGCCTGTGCTTATAGAAAACAATAAGCAGAGACTTCTTTATCATTTTAAGAATAGGGGGTATAGATCTTTCTCGTTAAACAGGCCAGATAAACCATCTCACAAGCTTTCTAAGACAGAAAAAGAACTTGGGGGGATACCTAACTCATCTGAAGATGTTATACATGCTCACGCGTCTGGAATTGAATCGTATATAGAAAAATATGTTGGAATGGATCTAGAGGGAACCTATAGAGATAATGACGAGATGGGATCTATGTATTTTACAAAGACATTGGAGGATTGGGCTAAGTTTAATATAAATGATAGAACAAAGCATGATGCTGCAATTAGTTCAGGATTAGCAATAATGGCAAACCAAAGGTACACATTTTCAGCAGTTAAAAAAGATTCAAAAATAAGTATTAAATTTGCAAGATATAATAATAACGGAAGATATAGCGAAATATTAAAGTAAATGAAGGAAGTAACGATAAAGATCAATCCAACAAGCTTTCCTAATCAATTTGCATCAGATAAAGAAAAACAATCACTAGAGTATGGTTTGCAAATAATGCAAAGCGTTCAATACGAGTGGTTTAGAAAAGATACTGGGAATTGCAAATTTTATAATCAGTGGGGTGACTTTCATCGTCTTAGATTATATGCTCGTGGAGAACAATCAATTGCAAAGTATAAAAACGAATTATCCGTAGATGGAGATCTTTCTCATTTAAACCTTGACTGGACACCAATTCCAATAATACCTAAGTTTGTTGATATTGTTGTTAATGGAATGTCTGACAGACTTTTTAGAGTTAAGGCTTATGCTCAGGATGCTGTTTCAGCAGAAAGAAGAAGCAAGTATCAAGAGACTATAGAGAAAGATATGGTCTCTAAGGATATGCTAAATCAAATAAAAGACTCTTTTGGTGTTGATGTTTTTGACACAAAGGCAGATCAACTTCCGCAGGATTCAGAGGAGCTTAATTTATTTATGCAGATAAACTACAAGCCAGCTATAGAAATAGCTGAGGAGACTGCAATTAACACAATATTTGAAGATAATAGATATTCAGACATAAGGAGCAGAGTGGACTATGACTTAACCGTAATTGGTAAGGGTATAGTTAAGCACCAGTTCCTACCAGGAAGTGGAGTTCAGATAGATTATGTAGATCCAGCAAATGTAGTTCATAGTTATACAGAGGACCCTCATTTTAGAGATTGCTTCTACTGGGGTGAGATTAAGACTGTCGCTATTACAGAGCTGTTGAAGATAGATCCAAGCCTAACTAACGAACAGCTTGAAGAGATATCTAAATACAGTCAGGCGTGGTATAACTATTATAACAACGCACAGTTCTATCAAAATAGTCTTTTTAATAAAGATTCAGCTACGTTATTATATGTAAACTATAAGACGACAAAGAAGTTTGTGTATAAAAAGAAAATACTTGATACTGGAGGGGTTAGATTAATTCAAAAGGACGATACATTTAATCCACCATCTGAAATGATGGACGATGGTAAGTTTGAAAAGATTGAAAAAACTATTGATGTTTGGTACGATGGTATTATGGTTATGGGGACAAACATTATACTTAAATGGGAGCTGTCAAGAAATATGGTTAGACCAAAGTCTTCCTCACAGCACGCAATACCAAACTATATAGCAGTAGCGCCTCGTATGTATAAAGGTAACATAGAGTCTCTTGTTAGGCGTATGATTCCTTTTGCAGACTTAATTCAAGTAACGCACCTTAAGCTTCAGCAGGTTATATCTAGGGTTGTGCCTGATGGTGTATTCATTGATGCTGATGGTCTTAATGAAGTTGATTTAGGTACAGGAGCTGCTTATAATCCAGAAGATGCTTTAAGGTTATACTTTCAAACAGGTTCCGTGATAGGTAGAAGCTATACTCAAGATGGAGAGTTTAATAACGCAAGAGTTCCAATACAAGAGTTAAACTCCAATAGTGGTCAAGCAAAAATAGGTGCACTTATTGGGAGTTATAATCACTATCTTGGAATGATTAGAGATGTTACAGGTCTTAACGAGGCCAGGGATGGTAGTATGCCAGACCCTAACTCTCTTGTAGGTTTACAGAAACTTGCAGCCGCAAATTCAAACACAGCTACCAGACACATACTTGATGGAAGCTTGAGTATAACCAAGCAACTTTCTGAGGCCGTATCGTATAGGGTTGCAGATATACTTGAGTACTCTGATTTTGCTGAAACATTTGCTATGCAGATAGGTAAGTATAATGTTAGTTTGCTTGAGGAGATTAAGGAGATATATATATATGATTTTGGAATATTTATAGACGTATCTCCAGACGAGGAGGATAAATCTAAGCTTGAGCAAAATATACAGGTTGCTCTTTCAAGAGACGCGATAACTCTTGAAGACGCTATAGATATAAGGGAGATAAATAATATAAAGTTAGCCAATCAGTTACTAAAGCTTAAAAGACGTAAGAAGCAAGAGCAAGATCAAGAGAATGCTATGCAGTCGCAGCAAATGCAAGCTCAGATAAACGCGCAATCACAGCAGATGGCTGCTCAAAATACTATGCAACAGATACAGTATGAGACACAGTCTAAGATACAGATAAAGCAAGCTGAGATAGGTTATGAGATTGAAAAAATGAAATCTGAAGCTCAATTAAAGATTGAACTTATGAACATAGAGTATCAGATGAATATGCAACTAAAGGGAGTAGAGGCACAGGCTATAAATATGAAAGAAGACATGAAAGAAAAGGCTAAAGATAATAGAATACTTAAGCAAGCAACAACACAGTCTAAACTTATAGAGCAACGTAAGAACAATTTACCTCCTGTAGATTTTGAAAGTAATGAGGATAGTTTGGACGGGTTTGACTTGTCTGAGTTTGAACCAAGATAATATAAAAAAATAATTACTAACTTTGCAAAAAAATAAATAATGTCAACAGTACCATCAGGAACGAGGTTTATAGGGATATCTCAAAATGTAAACCTACAAGAAAGAAAGTCATCTGTATTAAACGCAGAGACTCAACCATATACAATACAAGACATTGCAAACACAGTTGGAGCTGGAGCACAAGGGCCTCAGGGAGTTCAAGGCCCAGCAGGACCTTTAGGTCCAGTCGGACCAGCAGGTTTGAACTGGCAGGGATCATGGGTTTCAGGAACGTCTTACGTGGCAGATGATGCAGTAGGATACAATGGGGCATCTTGGTTCTGCATCTTAGCTACATCTGGAACAACTGCTCCTGATATTGATACAACTCATTGGGCATTGCTTGCATCTCAAGGAGCGCAAGGTATTCAAGGGGTTCAAGGACCAACTGGCGCACAAGGACCTGCTGGAGGATCTGCTGCACAAACTAATGGTATAATGTATCTTGTTTCAACTGATTCACCATATCAAACACTTAGTTATGATATAAACAGAATTAATTTAAGTGGTAATTGTGCAGTTCGTTTACCAGCTTCTGCACCAATAGGTAAAGAAATAAGTGTTTTTATAGAAGCTGGAACTAATACATTAAATATATTTGGTGATAATGTATTAAACTTGCCGTTTCCATTTTTGATGGGTTCTGCAAATCAACAAACAGGAACGTTTACAATTTTTTCTAGCGAATCTTATGTTTTTATTAGCTTAGGTAGTGGTTTATGGAAAGTTAATACTATATCTAAAACAATAATGTCTGGTTCTGCTGCTACTTCAACTACTACTAAAACTTTAATAAACGCAACAAACGTATCTGTTTTAGATACGACGACATTGTTAGGAAATACGTTGTTTAAAGACTCATTGAGATTTAATAGAGATAATGGTTCTGGGACAACTAAAAGAATTGATTTATTATCACCTAATAATATTGTTGATAATAGAACTATTACATTACCAGACGCTTCAGGTACTATTGCCTTGACTTCTAATATTCCAACTCCTGCTTATACTAAATACGTTGGTACTATAAATCAAACTGGAACAGGCAATCCAGCAGTTTTAGTATTAGAAAACACAATAGGTAATATTGTTTGGACACGAACTGGAGTTGGTGCATATGAAGGTAATTTATTAGGAGCTTTCCCTGTTAATTCAAAAGTTTGGTTTGCAAAGCCAAATGTACAGGGCTCAGGATTAAGATATAATCTTACTTTTTTTGGTAGCAATCCTGGCGTAGTTTATTTATATCAATATGCAAATGATAACACAACACTAATTGATGGTATAGATTACGCATCATTAGAAATACGAGTATATCCATAATTAAACATCAATAACATTATAATAAATAAAACTATAAAACGGTACTAATATTAAATAGTGCCAATAATTTAATAAATCAAATCAAATGGAAAATTTTACAGTAAGAGACATCGGTGCAGGTGAAGAAAAATCAATGCAAGAAATTGAACAACAGTTATTAGATAAGCACGAGGAGAAGCAGAATCAAGATAATGTTCAATCACAGGATGAGTTCATTGCAGATGAACAAACAGAAGTTGTTGAACAGACTTCTGTAGGGTTAAAAGACGAAGATGTGCTGTCCTATATTAAGGATAGATATAATAAAGATATAAACTCAGTTGATGAGTTATTTACGCAAAGAGAGCAGAATGAAGAATTACCTTCAGACGTTTCTGCATTCTTAAAGTATAAAAAAGAAACTGGAAGAGGTATCGATGATTTTATTAAGTTAAATAAAAACTTTGATAACATGTCTCCAGAGAAGCTTTTATCTGAGTATTACTCAGTTACCGAATCAGACTTGGATGAGGAGGATATCGCTTACATGATTGAAGATAAATTTGGATATGATTCAGACTTTGATGATGAAAAAGATATTAAGAAGAAAGAAATTTCCAAGAAGAAAGAGCTTGCCAAAGCTAAAAAGTTTTTTGAAGATCAGAAGAATCAATATAAGATTCCAGTTGAGTCAACTGGAGGATTAGTTTCAGATGATGAGAAAGAAATTTATAATGCTTACAAGAAATACGTTCAAGACTCAAATACTGTACAGCAAGAGAACAACAAAAAGTCTGAGTATTTTCAAAAAAAAACAGATGAACTTTTTAACCAAGATTTCAAAGGTTTTGATTTCAATATTGGTGATAAAGATATTAAGTTTTTACCAGGAGATATTAATGATTTGAAGAAGTCTCAGTCTAATCTATCTAACTATATATCTAAGTATTTAGATAAGGACGGATTAGTTTCAGATGCTGTAGGTTATCATAGGTCTTTATCAGTGGCTATGAATCCTGAAAAATTTGCTAAGTTCTTTTACGAGCAAGGCAAGGCTGAAGCGTTATTAGATAATGCGAAACAAACAAAAAATATTGATATGGATGTTAGATCAACTCCTCAATCAATCAGCAGTTCAGGAGTTAAGGTTAAGAATATAGATAATGATGGTGGTCGAGGACTTAAGTTTAAAAGTATAAAATAACAAAAAAAACTAAACAAAATGGGAGTATTATCTACACCAGGCTTTGATTTACAGCCTTCAGCCGAGAAAAAAACATTGGCATCAAATTACATTACAAACTTTGACTTCTTGAATCAGTATCTTCCAGATACTTACGAGAAAGAGTTTGAGAGATACGGTAACCGTTCAGTTGCATCTTTTTTAAGAGCAGTTGGAGCTGAGATGCCGTCTACATCTGACCTTATCAAATGGGCAGAGCAAGGTCGTTTACACACTAAGTATGTAAACTGTGTTGCTACAGGTTTTCCTGCTGCATCTGATACAGCTACAATTATCGTAAATGATACATTGGTACCAGGTAACGGAGGAATTGCATTTAGAAAAGGACAGACAGTTATCTTGTCGTCTAATACTACTACTGCTGACTCTAACAAGGCTATCATCACTGATGTTGATTATGCTAACGGAACTTTTGACGTAGCTTACTACGAAGCAGCAGGTCAAGCTTTTGGAGCTACTGACGTAGTTACTGCGTTTGTTTATGGTTCAGAGTTTAGAAAAGGAACTACAGGATTGGAAGAGTCTTTAGAGGCTGATGACTTGATCTTAGAGAACAGCCCAATCA